CAGTAAACGTTTTCGATACGATTTCGTCCGCAAAAACCTTGTTGACATGGACATTCAAATTTTCGTCCAGAAACACTTTATTGTTGAAGACCAACTGTTTCGTTATCTCCACTGTGGTGAACGCCGCATCATGTAATATGTCACTCATTCTTATACTGTAACAAATTTTAAATTTTAAATTGATTTCATAATTTCGTCGATATCTAAATACAATTCCTGAAGATTACGATTATGAACTGTATAATCCGCCCCCAACGAACGTTCGGATTCATGATCTGAAGGGTGAACAAAACCATCAAACTCGGGAATAATTTTAATAACGATTATATTATGTCGCGGAAAGTTTTGTTTCAACGCCTTGTATTCATGTATAAATCGGTAATCCGATATCACATAATTCGTGTTTTGTTTCATTTGTTGATATATTAAATGGTTTATCCAGAAACATCGATCAGTCCCGGGTAACAACTCCTCCAGTTTGTATTGACCGATATCGGTACCAAAAAATTTCATGATGTCACGTGGGGTTTTGTTATAATACACGTCAATCACATCCTTACGGTCGTCGTCGAAGCATTGCAACGGTATACAAAACATTTTGGACACGCACTCTTTCAAATGACTTGATACTTTAACATGTTCGAATCCGTAGTAGCTTTGCGAAATGTATTCCGCAACACTATCCTTCCCACACCTGGAGAGTCCATGTAACAATATTATTGTGTTCATAGTATCCTCATAACACAAGTGTTGTTTAAGTGGTTTATTAAAATTATATTTTTTGAACATAAGCAATTCAGTGGTCAGCATGTATGCGTCGAATATTTCTTGACGCTCTATGTTACTTTCTACGGCTTCTATCTTTGAGAGGTACATAGTGTCCACGTTCGACTGATTCGTTTCGTCTTCCGATACGCCTAATATAGTGTAACAAGAGTCCATTGTGTTTACAATACCGTTTCTGTTTTTTCATAATAATACCACGCACAACCGAACAATATGATTGTGTTTGTCAAACTAATCATGGCGGGTGCGTAAAGGGGTGTGTCGTTGTTTAGAAGCCCGTAAGTTGTCATGCACAACAATCCCATGATATTAAGCCCCAAAAATTGAAAAGACAAGTCCTTCGATGACTTTGTTTGAATCACTTTGTATATTTGTGGAAACAACTGGACCGACAAGAGCACTCCCCCGATGTAACCAATTGTGTCTACAATGACCATGTTTCATATTGTCATTCATTTCCTTAAAAAGATGAATACTCTTCGGGTTCCGCGTAATAATCGTTTTCACTGTTGATATACGAAAACCCGGTATTCATGTTGTTATTGTGACCAAATTGAAATGGTAGCACGTTGTCATTTTTTCCCGCCCAATCAAACAGCTGCTTTCCGAACATAATCTGGCCACTGCCATTCATTAAACAAGGTACCATATTGATTTGCGGCGGATACGGGTCCGTATCTATATTCACCAATTTCAGACCATTAAGATTGTATTCCCGAATCAATTTGATTGACTTTTCGCACTTTTTACTATAAAAGAGACAAAGATTGTTACCCGCACTCATTTTTATACTACAGATCTCCAAATAAAAATTCGATTTTATAACGCGAACATGTGCGAGTGCGCAAGTACACCGATCATCGACTGCACGACAGGAGACACCATATGCACCAATTGCGGACATGTTTCTCGCGAACACGACAGCTTCGGAGACTTTTGCGATCCGTGGTCGCTCGAAGCCGATCTTAACACCGAAACGGTGGAGTCGCGCTGCGCGATTAACATGTCGAACGTTTACGTTTCGGTTTGTTCTACGATCGCGTCCTACTTCGGACTGTCGACGAAAGAGCGGATTCGTTTCTTTAAAAAGTGCGCACAAAAGAGCGCCACTATGCACAAGCCGATGAACGTGGCGTTGGCGGTTCTCTACAAGATCAACCCGCCCTTGTTCGAAGATCTGGACTTTAGCGTGTTCAATACAACAAAACAATCCGTTTGGAAACTGATTTAGTTTATTATTTTTCTATTTTGGACACAAATAATATTATATTACATGAAGACTATTATTGATCTTGTGTTAATGCTATTTGACTCCAAAACCACCCCAACCAAATGTGACGTGGTTAATAATCCGAATCGTCGACCAAATGCCAATTACGAAAACAAAGTAAAAGAAGATGTGAAAAAAATGCAAAGTGTTATGAATTACCAAAAATTGTTGAGCAATCCGATATTTGTCAATATTTTTGTCTTAATCGTTCAAAATTACGTAAAAAAAACGAATACAATCATCGAATTAAACGTACAGAATATTGAATTACACGACCTTATGAACGGTCTGTTTTACATTTATATGTACATTTTATTACCTGTGTACCTTCGTGAAAAAGTATACAATACTATATCGGGGTCCGGTCTGTCATCGAACTACAAATCCTTTCAATTTCCAGACTGTGTCCCGATTGCGAGACAATATTTCAACACACCGAAAAACAAAGAAAGCACATTGAAAGGGTTGTCCTTTTGGCGAAACGTATTCATACGACTAGATGTGACGCAACTGAAGCAATCATTGTTATCTGTTTTGAAATATCTCCGAACATTGAGAACAAGCAGTGATGAAGATTATAAATACTTAAAAATTCCATTGACACATTTGAATGCCGCAAAACAATCATTACACAATAACATTAATTACTATACATTCTTAAAAAACAATGATTTAACTATATTGAATAAACGTAAACCATCGCTTGTCAATAAAACGTTTACCACATTATTAGCAGCAACTCCCGCAAAGCTTGTAAATTGGTTTTTGAAGGACACGTATAAAGAGTTGAATATAAAAGAAAGAGCGTTCAAAAGAAATAACATTTTATTCATTCCGAATATTTTTAATGAACATGTTATTCAAACTGAGCCCAATGCTTTATCTTCATATAAACAATTTGCAAAATATATATACTTGTTAATTGTTTACACAGCGCAGTTTGTTTATAACACAACCTTTTTCACAACATTGAGCGAATGGAACTCTTTTTATTCTACGCTCGTCAAAATACATCTAATACCAAAAGGAAACATTGTTCACCATATCGATACGTTTTTCCTGGATAATTTTGGAATGAATGCTTCGAAATCAAAAAACTCTGCAAAACATAAAATCAACTTTGACATGGTAGCCTTGTACATAAAACTGGGTTTCTCTGTACTCAAACCATTAAACAAGAACAATACAATGGATAAAACAACCAAATGCTTGTGTTCTTTTTATCACAATTTCAAAATGGATAAAAATGTCAAAGCTTCACGCATCGATCATTTAATCTTATTTATAAAACACATGGTCGAACATTTCGGTATGTTTTCTGTGTCATATAATGTAGTATTACCCAACAATAAAAACAAAAACAATATTGATAAAATTATTAAATTAAATGAAAACAAAAAGGAATTCGTTTCTATTATGTCGGTTTACTTGACTGTGATCAATATTCTCAGAGTCATCAAAAACAATAAAGTGACATTTGAAAGCGGATTTCTCACTACAAATAATGCGAATAAAAATGTGCGTTTAATTAGTATGTATGATAACAACGAGATAGTAAAAGCATTGAAAGAGTTTATTATTATTCAAAACTTACAAGTGTCCGACGATTTAAAACGTTTGTATCGCAAAGAATTAGAAAACGTCATATTGACCAAAGCTTTTAATATTCCCAAAATATTAATACCTCCATTACGTCTTACCAAAGGTGTGGTTCTTCCTGCCACGAAGCAACTTCCAAAAATTATAAGACCAATAACAAAGGTTACCAAACCAGTCGTTAACATCACTGATTCAATAGCGAAAAGAATTCCCAAACCCGCGAAATTACTCATCATGAAACAACTACTTAAAGGATAAAGAAGAACATACATTAATGGAACTTACTGATTTCGGTAATTTCAAAACATGGAAAATAACAGACGAGAAAACAAAGCAAAATCTGTTTTCCATAATCTCCCCTCACGTGAAAAGTGACAACAGAAATATGTTTCCCGGCGCACACCCGGTTTCTATTGAAAGAAAACACTTTGAACAATTGCGTAAAGAACCGTATTGGGTTTGTGCAAAATCTGACGGCATTCGGTTTTTATTCATTTGTTTGACTTACGAGACTAAGCCTTATAGCTTTTTTTTGAATAGAAGCAATGACATATTTTTGTTGAATTGCAACAACGAAAACGGCGTATACAAATCGACTATCCTCGACGGTGAAATGATTTACAATTGGAAATATTCGCGATTTGATTATGTCACGTATGACGCGGTCGTTGTGAACGGCATTCATGTCGCCGATTTGCATCATAGCGAACGTTTGAAGCACGCGTACTCGGCGATACAACACATTACAAACGCGCACAACATATTTTTTGATATCAAACAGTTTTATCCATTGAAAGACATCAAACATTATTACGATAACGTTATTCCCAATCTGTTTCACAAAACGGACGGACTCATATTCACTCCGGAGGAGTTACCCGTGACGAACGGCACGCACTTCAAACTGTTCAAATGGAAAGAGTGTTACGACAACACGGTCGATTTCTCGGTCCACCGAAACATAAAAGGAAACAATCCAAAATATATCTTGAAAATTACTAAAGGCAAGTACCTGAATTCGTTGTTCGAAAACACACTGCATTTGGACATGGACATGGAAACGCAGGTGGACGAACACATTCGGACACACGAGAGTTGTATTTTGGAGTGTAAGTATCTGTATCCCAACAACTGGAAAGGCGTGCTTATTCGCAAGGACAAGACGTATCCCAACAACGCCTTGACGTACAACAAAACGCTCTTGAACATAAAGGAGAATATACAACTCGACGAGTTTTTCAATTTAATCGTCACGCCATCTTTGTGTGCATGAAACAAACTCGATTTCCGGTTTTAACGGAAGCCCGTACGTTTTTCGAAGCTCATTCTCCTGTACACGGAGTTCTTGTCTTCCGTAAATGGGTATGTTGTGATCGTGTGGGATTTCCATCTCGTC